TCACAGGGCAAAGGTGTGATGAAGATTGATTCATTGGACTCACTTAGAGGTGTAGTTGATGCCTTTGACGTAGACAAAAAAGAAATATTGCTTCAGCAATACCTTCCAATCAAGTATGACATACGTGTTGGTGTACTGATGGGCGAAGCAATATTTGCAATGAGAAGATTTAAAGCAGACAAGGACTTTCGTACCAACATCAAACTTGGTTCAGAGTATGAACCTTTTCGACCTACACCTGAGATGGTACGTATCGCAGAACTTGCGGCACATGCCATGAACATGAGATTCTGTGGAGTTGATATTGGAGTAGGTGATTTTGGTTTGACAGTTATTGAAGTGAATGGGTCTCCTGGCGTCTCTGGGAAATATTATTCCATCAATGAGAAAAAAGATATTGATGGCAGAGACGTCGTGAAATCCATGCATACTCATTTCCAGGATGATAACAACTGGTCTCGGAAAAAGACTGAGATTGGTGTTATTGAACCTGTGAAGTTTGAATGGGGTGAGATGCTAGCAAAGATGGATACTGGTAACTCAGGTTCATCAACCCTTGATGCTAGAAATCTCAAAGTAACCAAAAACAACCGAGCCATATTTAAGGTTGGTAATACAGGCAAAACAATGACAATGCCTGTTGATGAGTTTGAGGTTGTTCAAGGGGCAGTTGGGACTGATAAGGAACGTAGACCTGTTGTCACGATTCCAATGACGTTTCGCAAAAAAGAGTATCCAGTTCGTTTTTCATTGGCTGACCGAGGGCACATGGGATACCCAGTGCTCATGGGTACAGGTTGGATGAAGAAAAATGGGTTCGTCGTGAATCCAGACATACGCAACGAACCTAAATAATTAAAGAAAGGAACTTATGTCTAAGTATGTAAATCTCGCCAGCAAGATAATTGATCTGGTGCATGCAGAGCATAAGGCAGGTTTACGTGCTGAACGTAAGAAAACTGCTGAGGCTAAAGCAAAAAAGGTAAAAGAACTTGATCCTACAGTTGATGATGAAAATCCTGGATTCAAGGACAAGGAACAAGAGGCAATCAAAGCCAAGTCCAAAGAGGAAAGTGAAGATGATGAGAAGGAAGATGAAGATGATGATCCTGTAGGTAAGAAAAAGGACAAAAAGGATGACGACAAGGATGGAGACAAGGATAAAGAATCGGATGATGGAGATGAGAAGAAAAAGGATGCAGTACCTCCAAAAGATGATTCAGGAACTCCCCCTGCTTCAGATGCACCTGCTGCGGATGCGGGATCTAAAGAACCTGAGGGTGACGAAGGACCCGACCCAACAAAGCAGTCTGGTAGAGAGATCTCAACTGGTGCAGTAGATATACAAAAGAAACCCTCACCTCCAATGCCTGGTAATAAAAAGACCAAAAAGGGAGGCAAAGTTGAAATGTCAGGAAAGAAGGAAAAAGTGGACACAAAACCAAAAACAGAATCTATTGATGACATGATTCGCAAAAGGGAAGAGTACCTGAAAAGACCTAAGTTCAATGCTGAGTCTCTGAAACGCAGAATAACTGTTGTTGATAAAATGAAAGAAATCGATGCTGAGTTTGGCATCAAAGAAAAAATGATTGCTGAAGGCATGTGGGATGGTAATATATCTGACGACATGGAAATATACGGCAAACCTGAAATAACGCAACTCCAACTCTGGAGGATGCTTGAGATGTATCGTGCTGCTGGGATGAATTTGGAACAGTCATGCGATACTATCGAATATCTTTATGGAGTCCGACCAATGGCCGATGATGAAGGCAATATGAACTTTGGTGGAACACAAATGGATTTCATGAAGTATGGTAGGAATGATGCTGAGAATCGCGCATCCTACTAATGTGAATCGTTTCGTGATATTTTAATTAACTAGCCAAAAAGGAAATCATGGCAGATAGAAAAATAACGGATTTGACCGAAATTACGGCACCATCCGCAGATGATGTACTTCATCTGATTGACTTTAACCCTAGTGCGAGAAATACCAAGATTACCTTGGCTAACTTTTTCTCGTTTATCCCCTCGAATACTACATTTGGTGCTTCTGGTACGCCATGCGATATTACGATTTATGGTTCCAACATCAATGCAAACCAAATGTTTACATCGGCAAATGATACCCATACTTTCAACTGTAATACTTTCCATACACGTGCAGTTTCGATCGGTGATGGTGTGACTTATGGTTCAATCGTAATGGACCACTATGGAACATACAGTCTCCGTGGTGAAGCCAATCTGGTTGGAGCAAATACTGTCATTGGTGCCACAGGTGCTGGTAACGGTAAAAAGTTAGAGGTATACGGTAACACTGGTCACATCAGTTTTGATGCTGAGGAAACAACTGAGATCATGGGTGTCACCAATATGATTGGTGGAACTGTTTCAGTCGGAAATAGCACTGTTGGACAATCCATGTCTGTTTACGGACAACCTGGAGTCGGTAATGCTATGTATGACTCTACCACAACTACTCAGGTCATTTCAAAACCTGCTCAAATCGTTGCTAACACTACTGGTGCACTGTATGTTCAAGGTGCAACTCAGTTGGGTGACGACACGGGTGGTAATGACGTCAAGATCATGGGATCAGGTGCAGCATCAATCTATTTTGATAGCGCAACAAATGACCTCCATGCCAATATCGCATCCACGACTTTCAAAGGTAACTTTAACGTCGGTGATGGTGCTTTCCAGTATGATGTATCCTTACATGGTGCTGCTGGTAATACTTTCTGGGATGGATCACAGACCAAACTCACAGTCAATGGCGCAACAAATGCCAATGGACTTTTCGAGGTTGGCCAGTTGGGTGCAGGTTTCAATGCAACTATCAATGGTTCCAATGGAGCCAGAGGATTGTTCTGGAATGCAACCAATGACACCATGACAGCCAATGTTGCTGATTCTGATGGTTTCACAGTACATGGATCATCCTCAGTTGGTGCTGATGGAGTTGCTGCGAATGCAACTTGGTATAGTGCGACTGCTGGTGAGTCACTCCACTTCAATGGTACTGATCGTGAGATGACTTATAAGTCTACCTCCACTGAAGGTTTCACCATTGATGCAAACTGTTCAATCGGTGCAAGTGACTCTGCTGATTCAGGTTTACATGTGTATGGACCAAACAAAGTACGTTTTGATACCGTACCTGTCATTGTTGGTAACTCTTCAGTTGTTACTGCACTCTCAGGTTCCAGTGGTGAACTCAATGGTACTCTGATTTTCCAAACACGTACAGTTGGAACAGGTAACCCTGATGCAACTTTGGTTGCTGCTGCGACACAGCATACCCAGGCATACATTCATGCACGCCAAGATGGTGGTGTTGCTGAGTTGTTTGTCATGGACTCAAATGGTGTTGAAACAAGGATTTCTTCTCACACCCATGATGATGAGCATGATTATGAGATTCATGATCGTGTTGCGGTTGAGGGAGGTATCCGACATCGTAAGATCAATATGATCAAACTGGCTCGAGCACTCGAGAAAGTAACTGGGGAAACACTGATCGAAGAGTATATCGTTTAAGTTTACAATCTTGAATTTTACATTATGTTTGAAAACTTAAACAACGACAACTGGTTGTTGTATGCCTTTCAGAACTACAGAATGAAGGAGCATACAACAACACGGGAGTTTTGGTCAGATGTTAATATAACAAAATACATAAACCGACACTTCAATAATTACCGTCGCAAAAAGACAATGAAGAGTCGGTTATGTATGAACCACATTATCATTTATTTTAATGTGTTTCAGTTTGAGGCAGCACAGAGACTTCTTTTCTATAAAACATCACCTGAGAACTGGTCTCTGTTAAAGATGTTTTTGCTTCTGCTGAATAGGTGCCCTCGAAAGGTAGTTGGTATAAATGGTTCAACTATCATGGTGGGGGATATTGAAATGGAAGATGAAGCATGTCAGTTAGTTTTACAAGATTTGGATAAGGGAAGCAATGGACAATGGTCGTTACCTTAAAGAAGGACTGCTAACGGGGGCATTCAACCTCGCTACTGCCTACTTTTTCGTCAAGAAAATGGCAACCCCATTCAAAAAGACTGAGGCATACAAGTTAGGTATCATAGACGATAAAGGTAACATCTTGAAAAAGATGAAAGACCTAACTGATGAAAAGGAACGTAAAGCATACACCCTACTTGATAGGGTTATTTGGAATATCAAGAAACTAATGTCATTCATACCTGGGGGTGGAAGCATGCTTGCAGGTGTTGCTGCGGCGACTGCACTCTTAATGAAGGAAGAAATGGGTTATAACGTATCAGACAGATTAGTTGAGGTCATGCTTGAGGCAGCAAGAAACCCTGCCACTGATGAAGACATGATCCAGAAAATATCCGACATGTGGGAGAAATCCAAAGGCAATGTTCGGAAATTTAAACAAGAAATGAAGAAGGCAAGGTTAGATGATCGTGCTTTGAAAAAGGCAGGGTTGCAGGACTTTGTTGATGAGTTGATTGGTGGCTCCATATCTGAGATCGAACCCACGGAACAAGAAGAGGGTATGCCGACAAATAATGTAGGCAGTGGTAACATTGCTGGAATCAAGGAACCATTCAAAAGGAAAAAAGAGATGAAGAGTGAATCCGTTGACGAAGCAATGATGACTCTGTTCGAACAAGATGCGTGGTTAGAGACCACCCTTGATGGAGTCAGAGAATTTTGCGAAGAGACAGGTGTTGATTTAGACAAACTTGATGAGGATGAGTTTCTTATCCTTGTCAATGCTTTAGATGACTTCCAACGCAGACAAATCAATGAAGCACTTTGGATGACTGAAGCAGAACTTATTGTTGAAGGTGAAGAGACTGAAGAGGTAGAGCAAGAGGAAAAGGTTGAGATTGAAGAGGGCAGTGATATATACAAACTGGATAACCTTTTCAAGAAACACAAAGTACCTGCTGAGGTCATGGGTAAACAACAAGATGATATTGTAATCAAGCATAAGAAATATGGACAGTTTGAATATAATCCAAAGAGTGACGGGTTCGCTGCTGACTCAAAGACAGCCAAACCACTCATGAAGGTTTGGAAAAAGCACACGGGTGAAAACTGGAAGGATGCTGTCCTTGGAAATAGGGTGCTTGGTAGAGGCATGGCAAAGATGATTGCCATTATGAAAGAAGGAATAGAAGATACTGGAACACCTATATTCCAAGTATCACCTGAGGTTTACGACCAGTGCAAGTGGGGTCGTGAGAAGTATCAAAGATGGAATAAGGTTGTTGGTGAAGCAAAGGGAGTACAGAAGATAATTGAATATGGGAAAAAGAACCCAAGTGCTCCAATCATTGTTCAGAACAGACAATCTGGTGACATGCAGTATTTGAGATTTGGGTCGATGTCCTCGACTCTGAAAGAAAGATATTATGTTGAAGTTGGATCAGAAAGTTGATTCCACGACGGTGAATAGGACAGAAGATCAACCTATTGAAGACGTGAGTGAAGAGGAACAAATGGCTGAACCTACAGCAGAAATGACTACTGCTTCAACAAACCCTCATACACAGTTAGATGAAATCGCTGATGCTATACAAAGAGGTGTCCCAACAGATTTGATTGTGCATGAAGCAGAGTTAGAAGAAAGAACCAGAACCAGGCAGTTTGCTGCAAGGTTCACAATGAGTCTATTGACAATCGGTATTTTTATTGTACTTGTTGTCATACTATTTTTCTTTGAGATATCAGACTCATTCAGAGATTTACTTAACATTTTAGTTGGTGGTTTCTTAGCCACCTTTACAAAAATATCGGACTTTTGGTTTAAGGGTGACCCACAAGAATCCAAGAAACCAGGATAATAAAGGAAACTATGCATACGTATAAAACACTCATGCAACTGGAACAAGAGGCAAGTGAGCAGAATTTGGATCACGTCCTCAGCCATCCTTTCTTTGCGAAGAAGTCGTCACTCCAACAAGAGGACTCTCATGACAGAGAACATGAGGGCAGTTCAACTATGAGTGACTATGAACCTGAAGTAAAGGGGGCAGGCAAACCTGTTGACAAAGTAAAGTATAAAAAGAAACCCAAAGAAAATAGTGCAGCATCTGTTGATCAGCAAAAGAATGCCCAAGGTGCATATGACATTGATGAGAAGGAACTCAAAGAGGGAATCAAACATGATCGTTGGATGAGATCACATGGTAAGAAAGCACCTGCGAAGGAAGTAGGCACTTGGGTTTTTACAACAGTCCAAGGACCAGGCAAAGACCCTGACTTCAATGACAAGTCAAAAGTCTACATGGCCTCTCGACCTATGAAACTTGCACAGGCAGGCAAAGAGGCGATGAAAGCACTCAAGTCCAAGGAAGTCTATGTGATGGAGAAGTTGACTCCAGAGCAGACAGAAATCATTGAGGCATGTATGTGCCAAGATGAGACGCCACGGGTGGATGGCAGGACAAAAGCATATCGTGAAACATATAATCGCATAATGAATCGCATCAAGCAAATGGAAGAGCGAAAAAAGAAATCATGCGGTGAATCTTGGGAACAAGCATAAGGTTTTGTAATGGCGAAAGCAAAAAAGAAAATACAGGTATCAGATCCAGTTGAGCTAATCAAGATGTGTGATGATGCCTTACTCCGTAAAATCGGTATGAAAAATACTGACCTTGCCAGAAGGGCAATGGAAGAACTGGTTGAACGTGAGCAAAAAAATATATCCAAGTAGTGAATGGAAAGTATACTGGCAAGCCAAGAGGCAACATGTCCTTGGTAAAGGCCAGGAGTTTAATCTATCTCAAGAAGAGTGTGCAGAGTTATCCCGTCGCGCAGATGCGAAGGGCATTAAACCCAGTTATAAAGAATGGCATTTAGGTAGAAAAGATCATAGTAAAGGTTACAGCATAGATAACGTCAAATGGGAAAATGCGCACTCCAATCGTTCCGAATCCTCGAATCGTAGGTGGGCAGCATTCAGAAAAGAGAATCTTGCCACTAGAAAAAGGTGATATCGTACAAAAGGAAAAAGTGGAAGATGCCATAGTTCAGCAGGCAGTACTCAAAGAACAGATGAGCAGTCTTCAACGTGGGTTTGAGAGGCACGTTGATGATAACCGCAAAGATTTCAAAGACCTTCATATCCGCATATCTGATCTCCGTGATGAGATTTGGGAGGACTTTGAGAAGCATCAACAAGAAGCAAAAAAGATGATGCAGTGGCGATGGATGCTGACGGGTGTTTTGACAGCATTTATATTTTTCATGACCGCACTTCAAACCTATTCAACTTATATTTCCTCTCAGTAAAAATAACTTGACATATTGCAGATTCACGCTATACTTATTAGTGTTCTGCTTTGATAAATTCATTTAAGATAGTCATGCTTCAAAGATATTGCTCTGATTGGTCCATCAAAGAAATCATCCAAAGTGATCCAGTACGTCCCCACATACCTGCACATTTAAGAAATTCACCTGGCCATGAAGTTTATGGAGTTGGTGAAGGTGCAGCATACTGTTGCATATCCTATTGTCATAGAGTCCCAACCAATGAGACTGAGATGTTCCAATCCATGATTGGTCCTATTGCTGTTGCTTACACAGTTTGGAGCACTGAGAAGGGTTATGGTAGGAAAATGATTTTTGCTATCAGAGATCTCATGATTGAATCAAGGCAGGTGGATCGACTTGTAACACTCTCACCCAAAACTGAGATGGCAATGAAATTTCATATTGGTAATGGAGCCATCCTACTTGCAGAACATCCAGACTGTAATAATTTTGAGTACAAGTTATACGAAGAAAGTTCAACTACAATCCCATTTTCCTAATGTTATATATTGATGTAAACTACGCCAGACGTGTTGGTGTGCAGATGAGAAACTGGAAAGAGAAGGGTAATAATCTTTTCAACTTCTCATGCCCCATCTGTGGTGATAGTGAGAAGAACAAACGTAAGGCAAGAGCATATATTTACCCAAAGAAGAATAATCTATTTTTCAAGTGCCATAACTGCGACTTTGGTTGCAATCTCACCAACTTCCTCAAACGTGTTGATCCAACTTTGCATAGTGAATATGTGTTGGAGAATTATAAGGAGGGAGGACATCATAAGAATACCAATATACCAAAACCTGATGATACGCTAAAGCAGTATTTTGAGACTGCGGTTAAGCCAACTTTTAATGCGTATGTTGGACTACCAACAATCAATGATGTGCCTAAGGAAAATATGGCAAGGGAGGTTTGTGTTGCTCGTAAGATACCAGAGCAATATTGGAGTAAACTTTTTTATGCTGCTGACTGGAAGCAGTGGGTGGATGAGAAGTTTACAGGGTATGATACCTTCATAAGTGAACCACGGTTAGTGATCCCGTTTTATGATCGGAATGGTAAGATGATTATGGCACAGGGACGGTCCCTTATGAAGAGCAAAATGAAATACCTGACGGTGCGATTGGATGAGGAGTCACCAAAGGTTTTTGGTTTGGAGAGGTGGGATCCAGAGCAACATACGTATGTTGTTGAGGGTCCAATCGACTCATTGTTCCTTCCCAACTGCTTGGCGGTGGCTGGTGCTGATCTGGGGAAACTGAGGAACCTAAATAAAAAATCCACAACACTAATCTTTGACAATGAACCACGCAACCCTATAACTGTCAAGAAAATATCCCAAGCAATTGACAATGGTTGGATAGTGTTCATCCCTCCAAAAGGTTATGTAGACAAGGATTTGAATGAGGCGATTCAAAGTGGTATGAATCCAGGGTCACTAAAACTATTTGTTGACTCTTGGAGTAAGTCTGGATTACAGGCTAAATTAAATCTTACTCAATGGTCATTATGAATGAAGTGAAAATTCACGAACATGGATTCGTGAGACTGCTCGATACGATGGGCAGTGATGAGAGCATCGAAAATTGTGCTCGAATAAGTTATGGAACAGGTACAAGGAAAACAAGTGAGACTCGGAACCTACTGAGATACTTGATGCGACATAAGCATACGTCGCCCTTTGAACATGCTGAGGTTCAGTTCCACTTAAAGTTACCTATCTTTGTCATGCGTCAACTCGTGAGGCATCGGACAGCAAACATAAATGAATATAGTGGTAGGTATTCAGTCATGTCGGATGAGTTTTACCTTCCCGACAAAGACTACCTAAGAAAACAATCATCCACTAACAATCAGGGTCGTAGTGATGAGGTCCATCCAAGTACTGGAATGTTACAATATGAGTACAATAGGATCCATGACTCTGCTCAGATTGCCTATGAAAATTTACTGAGAGAAGATTTATCGAGAGAAATCGCACGTTGTGTTTTACCCGTATCAAACTATACTGAGGTTGTCTGGAAACAAGACCTACATAATTTCTTCCATATGGTTAAACTAAGAAGTGACAGCCATGCGCAACAGGAGATACAGGATTATGCAAATGCTATGTATGAAATGGTACAGCCAAAGTTCCCCTTGTCTTGTGAAGCATTCGAGGATTACATGCTCAACTCTGTAACTTTTAGCCGTGAAGAGATGCGCATCATAAAAGATCAGTTGGATGGTTCCTGGGTTATGGATAATTATAATTTATCAAAAAGAGAACGAACTGAATTTTTGGAGAAACTGAAATGACAAAACAAGACTCACTGCCGAGTTTTTATCAAGAGTTTATACATAAGTCAAGGTATGCAAGATGGGATTACGAAAACAAAAGAAGGGAAGAGTGGGGAGAAACAGTAGGTAGGTATTTTGATTTTTTTAAGAAACATTTGGGAGAAAAACATTCCTTTGAAATGGAAGACAAAGAGTGGGATGATCTCACGAAACAAGTTACAAGTTTGAAGGTCATGCCTTCCATGCGATGTCTGATGACAGCAGGTGAGGCATTGGAGAAAGAAAATATTGCAGGATATAATTGCTCATACATAGCAGTTGATAGCCCAAGGGCATTTGATGAGATCCTGTATGTACTCATGAATGGTACAGGTGTTGGGTTTAGTGTTGAGAGCAAGTATACTGAGAAAATGCCAATAGTGCATGAAGAGTTTCATCCAACTGATACTACGATAGTAGTTGCTGATAGCAAGTTGGGATGGGCCAAGGCACTCAAGCAACTGATTGCTCTTTTGTACAATGGTGAAATACCTGAGTGGGATATTTCCAAGGTAAGAGCAGCAGGTAAACCTTTGAAGACATTTGGAGGTCGAGCAAGTGGACCAGAACCACTGGTAAATCTTTTTAATTTCTGCGTGCGTAAGTTTCAAGGAGCAGCAGGTAGGAAATTATCAACTATTGAGTGTCATGATATTGTTTGTAAAATAGCAGAGATTGTTGTTGTAGGAGGAGTAAGACGTAGTGCTTTAATTTCATTGAGTGATTTAAATGATCAGGAGATGAGAAAGGCTAAATCAGGTAATTGGTGGGAAAATGAAGTGCAACGTGCACTTGCAAATAACTCCGTCAATTATCAAAGCAAACCCACCATGAATACCTTCATGCGTGAATGGTTATCATTGTATGAAAGTAAATCAGGTGAGCGAGGAATATATTCATCATATGTTGCTAAGAAGCAGATAGAGAGGCTAAATGATAGATACAGACGATCAAGCAATAGGGATACAGTTGGAGATGATGGAGGAGATGGCACTCACAATGTTAGAGAACCCAGAGATGACTTTGGCACAAATCCATGCTCTGAAATCATTTTACGGTCACGAGAATTTTGCAACCTATCTGAAGTCGTCGTTAGGAAGTCAGACAGTAGGGCAAGTCTATCGGCTAAAGTCAAATATGCGACAATCCTTGGCACCTTCCAATCAACACTTACAGACTTCAAATATCTTACAGGACAATGGAAAAGAAACTGCGACGATGAAAGACTACTGGGAGTTTCTCTTACGGGAATAATGGACCACCCAGTCATGAATGGTAGTGAGGGGTTGAAGAAACTTAAAACATGGCTACAGGAGTTTAGAGAAATTGCAAGACAAACCAACCAAGAGTGGGCAGACAAACTTGGGATTAATGCAAGTGCTGCTATCACATGCGTCAAACCATCAGGCACTGTTAGCCAGTTGGTCGATTCTGCCAGTGGTATTCATGCTCGCCATAACCCTTATTACATTCGTACAGTTCGTGCCGACAACAAAGACCCACTCTGCAAGTTCATGAAGGATGCAGGTTTTCCAAATGAACCTGACTTCACCAAACCAGACCATACAACAGTATTCTCATTTCCAATGAAATCTCCTGATGAGGCAGTCATGAGGTATGATCGGACTGCTATTGAGCAGATGGAACTTTGGAAAACATATCAAGAGCACTGGTGTGAGCATAAGCCATCCATTACAGTTTCAGTCAAAGAGGATGAGTGGATGATGGTTGGTGCATGGGTATATGAAAACATTGATGACATAAGTGGCATTAGTTTCCTCCCCTTCTCAGACCATGTGTATGCACAAGCACCATACCAGGACTGTGATGAGGAGACGTTTAATGAATGGGTTGCTAAGATGCCTAAGGATGTAAACTGGCATGAATTAGCAAAATATGAGGAACAAGACTACACAGCAGGGTCACAGGAGTTGGCTTGCAGTGCTGGAGGTTGTGATGTTGTTGACTTGGTTCCTTGAAAACTCCAAAACCCTAAATAAAACGCAAAGGGTCTGTAAGACCCTAAGATTCACTAATGTAACTGGTGTTCTATGACTCTGGGATTTATAGATTTTATTAGCGAGAGTCCAGTGGATGTAGTCATTGCTGAAGGTCCTGTAAAGGGTTACAGCATGACTGGTGCAAAGAGAGGGAAACCACCCAAAAAGGTCAGGAAATGGTTTTGTCCACCTGGTCAAAAAAGACAGGGTAGGGGACCTGACAAGCCACCTAAGTGCTTGCCGAAAAGCATGGAACGTCTTCATGGATCTGCTAAGATTAGAAGAAAGTTTGCTAATATTAAATCAGTCAGGACCAAAAAAGCAAAAGGTGCTGGTTACAAGGCACGTGTCGGAATGTCCATCGGCATGGGTCTTAAAGCACGTAAACGATTTGGTTTAAGGAATCAAAAGAGATAACATGAAGTTAATTAAAGAGTATAATGAAGATAGCCTTCTCTGCGAGGCAGTCCTTGATGAGCAAGGTGAGAAAAAGCACTTTATTGAAGGTGTCTTTCTCCAAGGCAACATCAAGAATCGTAATGGAAGAGTTTATCCTATTGATACTCTCCAGCAAGAAGTTAAAAGGTACACTGAAAAGTATATCCAAAATAGTCGTGCTTTTGGTGAGTTGGGTCATCCTGATTCTCCAACAGTAAACCTGGATCGTGTATCTCATATGATTACAGAACTAAAGCAGGATGGTGATAACTTTATCGGTAAGGCTAAAATCATGGGAACACCTATGGGTGAGATCGTGAAAAACCTTATCAATGAAGGAGCCAAACTTGGTGTCTCCTCACGTGGCATGGGTTCGCTCAAGCCAGGTAAAGATGGTGCCAATGAGGTTCAAGATGATTTTTTCTTAGCAACTGCTGCTGATATTGTTGCTGATCCTTCTGCGCCAGATGCCTTCGTTGAAGGTATAATGGAAGGTAAAGAATGGGTTTGGGACAATGGTGTATTAAAGACCGTTGAACTGGAGTTCGCCCAGCAACAGATTAACAAGGTTGCCGCAAGTAAAAATGCGGTATTAAAAGAGGAAAGGCAAAGGACCTGGCTCAACCAGTTTGAGATCTTTGCCTCAACATTGCGGTAAACCTAAATAACTTTAGGAACAATCCAAAGGAATAAAAATGGAAAATATTCAAGAAGAAGGTACTAAAGTGGCGACTCCAGGTCAATCTGGTAAAGCAGAAGATCTCGGAGGAGAAGACGGACAGAGTAAGGAACTCAAAATGAAGTCCAACGCCACGGCAAAAGGCAAGGCAAAACCAGGATCGAAGGAAAGCAGTGCTACTCCGGTAAGTGATCCATCTGCCAAGCAAGAAAAAATGTATGATGGTGAGGAAGTGGAAAAGGAGGAAGAGGAAGTAAAAGAGCCAAAACCCCACACTAAACTCGGCATGATCAAACAAATACAAGACAAGGTAACGTCGATGAAAAAAGCAGAAGTCGAAGAGACACTCAATGCCCTCAAGACCAAAGAAGAGGAAGAGGCAAAAGCAAAAATTAAATCTGAGTCCCCTGGTGGCCATGAAGATGGTGAAGAGGATGAGGATGATGAAGAAGAAGTAAAAGCAGAAAAGTCTGCTGAGAAAAAAGAGGCAAAGGCAGAAAAAGTTACTGCTGAAGACCTCCAACTTGATATTACTTCTGATGCCAATGCTCTTTTTGAGAAGGCAGATGTTGAGTTAAGTGAGGAATTTAAAAAGGATGCAATGGTCATTTTTGAGGCAGCAGTATCCACTCGCGTAGTTGACTTGGTAAACAGCAAAATTGACCAACTCAATGAAGACTTCAATGTTGCACTTGAAGAGGAAAAAGCAGAGATTGAGAAAACTCTTCAAGAGAAGATCGATGACTACCTTACCTATGTCTCAGAGGAATGGCTCAAGGAGAATGAACTTGCTGTTGAGCGAGGCATCCGTGCTGAGTTAGCCGAGAATTTCATCGGTGGCCTCCGTGACTTATTCAAGGAACACTACATCGAGGTACCTGAAGAGCGAACTGACGTTATTGAAGAGTTGTTTGCTAAGGTTGAAGGTCTCGAGGAGCAATTAAATGTTGAGATGCAATCCAATATTGCTAATCTCAAGGCACTCAAAGATTACAAGAAAATTGAGAAAATCGCCGAGGCATGCACAGGTTTGACTGCCGTTGAGCAAGACAAAATGGTTGAACTTGCTGAGTCGATTCAATACGAAAACGAAGAACAGTTTGTTGCAAAAATGAACGTAATCAAAGAGTCCTATTTCAAAGATCGTGATTCAGATTCTGTTGAGGATACACGTCAAGAACTTACCGAAGCAATGACTACTGCTCAGGAACTGCAGGAGGAGGAGCAAGGTGAGGGAAGTGTAGACCCTCAAATGGAACGATATACATCGGCTATTCGCAGAGTTCAGCGAATTGTCACTTAGTTTTTTAACTGACAGGAGATAAAATGTATCTTTCAGAACAATTACAAAAGAAGTGGGAGCCAGTCCTGTCCCATGGGGATCTGCCCGACATTAAAGATCCCTATAGGAAAGCAGTAACGGCTATCCTTCTTGAAAAACCAAGAAATGCCTTGCGTGAGCAGTTCGCTGCTGAGCATAGCATGTTCCTGTCTGAAGCAGCACCTACCAACCAGATCAGTGGTTCGAATGGTATGGGTGGGTTTACTGGTTCTGCTACATCCACAGGAAGTCAGGGTATTCAGTTCGTAGATCCTGTTCTTATTTCGTTGGTCCGTCGTGCAATGCCTAACTTGATGGCATATGACATTTGCGGTGTCCAACCAATGACAGGTCCTACAGGACTTATCTTCGCCATGAGAAGTCGTTATGACGGACAGGCAGGAGATGAAACCTTTTACAATGAGCCAAATACTTTCCATTCTGGTGGTAACACCTCCGATGGATCTGCTATTACTTCTTCACAAACTGCCATTCTTGGTGGTGCGTCAAGTTCACCTATTGACCTTGCTCTTACTGGTCAAGGTGGTGGTGCTTCAACCGCAGAAGGTGAAGCAGCAGGTGATGGTGCTAGCAGAGGTGCTGGTTCAACTGGTATTGGTACTCAGGCAGGTCAGATCGCTGAGATGGCCTTCAGCATTGAACGTGTCACAGTAGAAGCCAAGACACGTGCATTGAAAGGTGAGTATTCAATGGAACTTGCTCAGGATCTTCGCGCAGTCCACGGACTTGATGCTGAGACTGAGTTGGCAAATATTCTCTCCACTGAGATTCTTGCTGAGATCAATAGAGAAGTCGTACGTACGATTTACACTATTGCTAAGCCAGGTGGTGTGAATAATACGTCTGCTGGGACACTTGACCTTTCCGCATCCTCCAGTGATCATGATGGTCGTTGGTCCGTGGAACGATTCAAGTCACTTATGTTCCAGATTGAAGTTGAGGCAAATGCCGTTGCTAAGGGAACTCGACGTGGTAAAGGTAACATCGTCATTACGTCAGCAGATGTTGCTAGTGCCCTGCAAATGGCAGGAGTTCTTGATTACGGTCCAGTCCTCAATAGTCTGAACAGTTTGAATGTTGATGACACAGGCAATACTTTTGCTGGTGTTCTCAATGGTCGCTTCAAAGTATACGTTGATCCGTATGCTGGTGACTTCACTGCTGGATCAGATGCAGGCATGCATTATTTCGTAGTTGGTTACAAGGGCACTTCCGCATATGATGCTGGAATGTTCTATTGCCCATATGTACCACTGCAAATGGTTCGTGCTATTGGTGAGAACACTTTCCAACCAAAGATCGGATTCAAGACCAGGTATGGTATTGTTGAGAATCCATTCTCTCAAGGTCTTACTGTTGGTGCTGGTGCTCTTAACGCCAATACAAATGAGTACTATCGTGGTGTTGCAGTCAAGGGTCTGCTTGGCTAATTAGTAACCAAGAGGTAATCACTTTAAGGGCAGGCAGGTAACTGTCTGCCTTTTTTCATTTTAGAGAGTCATGGCCGTATCAACAAATCCTACAAGTTCAGCAAATCCAAATCTATTATCCAATGTTACATTCAACTTCAATGTTGATCGTTTTCCCAACATGAACTTCTATGTTCAGTCTGTTACACTACCTGGTATTCAAATCATGGAGATTCCTATGGAGACAGGTTTATCCAGATTGTCGATTAAAGAGCCAGCAGCGAAAGCAACCTTTGAACCTTTTACTGTGACATACATGGTTGATGAAGATATGAACAACTATATCGAAATATGGGACTGGATAAATAAGGTTGGAGGTTTGAAAAAGGATGAGTATGGTAGTCTCAAGTCTGACGTAACAGGCAGTAGTATCAAGTCTACTATCATGATTGATATTTTAACATCACACAGAAACAATAACATTCGTTGTAAGTTTCAAGATGCCTTCCCAACAAACCTTGAAGCATTGACATTTGACTTCAGGAACCCATCGGTTGACTATCAACCAATGACAGTAAGTTTTACATATAATTACTTCACAATGGAAAAACTATAATATATTAATGAATATTGAAGAAATTAAGAATCTGTGGGCAAAAGATAGTCCCATTGATACTGATTATCATGTAGCATCACGCAACATTCCACAGTTGCATTCCAAGTATTTAAATTTATACTGCGATGAGAAAGCAGTCGCACAAACAATGACTCGTGGTGTCAAAACCATGAGACGTATTCGTTATGAGTACTATACTGGTACGATTGAACCTGAGTTGTTAGATAAATACAACTGGGAACCTTACCTCAAAAAGATTTTGAAAACAGAGGTAGGGATGTATTTGGACGCATGTCCTGTTTTGAGTGGTATGGAACTTGAACTGCGTATGCAGGAGGAAAAGGTTTCCTTCCTGGACTCAGTTCTCAGAATGATTAATCAACGAAACTTCCAAATCAAGGAGGCAATCTCATGGGAGAAATTCGTCTCGGGAAACTAAAGAAGAAGGTAAAAATGCTGGAGTTCAACAACCCTATCATAACGACCCTCATCGGATTAGTCGTATTTTATATTGGTCTTAAAATGTTTTCAGGTGGAATGAAATCGATGGGCAACATCGACCACCTACAATGGTTCTTGGGGAATCCTATTTATATGTTTTTTGGTGGTATCATTATGACATTACTTTGGCAGTCAAGTTCACTGTCAACAACTGCCATCATAGGACTGGTTGCAGGAGGGGCACTCCCTCTACCCGCAGCAATAGGAGCAGTCCTTGGAGCAAATATCGGTACGACAGGTACTATATGGTTAGCAGGCATTCTGGTTAGCGATGGGATGCCGACAG